TGTGGCACAAACATATTGCGACCTGACGCCGCTAAGTATTCGTCAATGATTCTTTGACGTTCTTTCTTTGGAAATCCAGCCATATCTTTTCCTCCTATAATAGCTGTTAATTGACCGCCTTAACTGACCGCACCGCGACTCACCCTGTCAGACCAGTCCTCACCCAGCCCCGACATATCTGACCTTGACCGCCTTGACCAACCAGTCCTCAACAGAACTAACCGCGACTTGCGACACCTCGCCTCGACCGCCAGACCTGAACAAACCGACCGAACCCTATCTGAACACGACATACCGTACCTTAACGTGACCGCCGAACCGTGTCCTCACCCTATCGAACCTAACCCGAACGCACCTAATCAAGACCGCCTCACCGTGACCAAACCTTAACCCATCGAACCCCAACACACACCGCCGTGCCCACCTAGACCGCCGTAACTTGACAGACCGAACCGCACCTGACCAATCTCGACCGACCGTAACTTGACCGCCACGCCTGACCCGACCGTGCCCCAACCGAACGCATCACACCAAACCTCGACCGCCAAACCAAAACGGGCCATGCCTGTGCCGCGCCCCAACTCAACGTACCCGTCCAAACCGGACCGTGCCCCGACCGTCTTAACCCGACTTGCCATAACCGACCTTGTCACACCTCGACCGCCGTAACTGACCCAACCTAACCGAACCCTAACGTGCCTTAATATATCCGACCGCAACGCGACCGCCTTAACAAACCTGACCTCGTCCGACACAACCTCGCCTTAACGTAACTAACGTGGCCCCGCCTGAACTCGACCGCCAAGCCCCGCCGTACCGAGCATTACCCCGCCCCGCCTGCCCGAACGTACCCAACCCGACCCCGCCGTGACCGTCTAAACATATCTAACCTTGACCAAAATATTAGATCAGGAAGCAAGGAGTTATAACTTCCCTCTAATTGCTGCGGTTAAGACACTCACAGCTTGCCGCCAACATTGGTGCATGTGAGAAACACCTCTCGCCAGTTGGTCACGGCTGTAACTCTAAATGGATGGGGGCACTCGGCCCCCGATCCTTGCTTATTATTCCGCTGCAACGAGAGTAACATCTCGACGCATACGTTCCTCTTCCATGAAGGCCATCAACTCAGCCGTTTGATCATCCGCATACTCTGGATTATCCAACGCCTCCTGCTGAACCTCTCGGCCCTCCAACATCAACTCATCCCACTCCTCTTGGAATGATCCCATGCTGTCCTCAGTCAGAACTTGGAACGTGCCGAACGAACCTCGGCCCTTCTCCTGTCGGAAGTCCCCGATCCCAACAATCGATCCCGCATTCGTCAACAACGATACAATCGAATACGCAGACAACGTGGGCTGAACATACGCAATGTCCACCTCCGCACACCAACGCGGTAAGTACGCGCGGGTCCGCATGTCTGGGGTCTTGTTCATGTCCGCAGATCGAACCATGTCAATCTTCAACTGAGGCTTGCCCCAGATCTGTACATGCGTCTGTGGTAAAAAGATCAAACGCTGTACGCTCGTCTTAGTAATACCATCAGTCTCTAACGCAGCAGTCGCCATCGCACCCTTGACCCCAGGTGCAGGGAAACAAAGTAATGTCTCCCCAAACGGCTTCTTGTACACCGAATCCCGATACTCTTGCTCTGGATTGTGCTTGATCTCCTTACGCTGCGCGGCTGTCTTCTTGCCACCCCCGATCAATAGATCACGCATGGCCTTCGAACTCATGCTATTAAAATACAGTGGGGTTGTACCCATCATGCGTAGCTTGATTCGACCTTGCTTTAGCGGTTGGATTTCCAATGCTGCTTCTTGTGGTGCTTTCTTAGTTGCCATGATGTTTTCCTTTCTTGGCTAAGTTGTTTACTAATTGAAAGTGATTTGTTTGTGACATGTTGTTATGTTGTATGTCAACAACTTTTTTAATCTTTTTTCTCCACCTCCTTCAGTTCCACTGGTTCACTATAAATATCGAGGATCGCAATGCCCTCCTTCTCTGCACCCGTTAAGGCACAAAACTCTTCACGCGCAGCCTTCGCCGCATCCGCTGCGTTCAGTGCCTCAACTAACACCAACCGCTGAACAACGCCCTCGCATACAACTTCATACGTCTTCATTCGCACACTCCATACATACCTCTGCATCCTGACCCATGATCTTAGTCACAGGCTCACCGCAATCACACAACCGCTCGTACTCTCCATCCCCGCTGCACGTTTCACAGACCTCGGTCCTTGTGTCCAAGTATCCAACGTCACGGTTGAAGTTGTGAGGCCGAGCGAACTCAACCTCGATGGTCCCTACCCCGCTGCAATCGGGGCAGGGAGTCATGATCGGCGTCTCTTGCAACTCCATTAACAGATCCTTCATCTTGCCCATGATCATTGCTCCCCGAACCTTGGTAATACCTCACCACGAAACTTGTCAGCCAAGTCCAGAACAAACGTACTGAACTCGTGGTCCATGCTCTCGTACAAAGTCACATCAGGATAGTCGTCCTTGTTCTGCGCTACATAGTCCTCGGCCCACGCATGAACGTGGTGCAAAATAAAATTCTCCAACTGTTCTTGATTCAAGGGTAACTGCTTATCCATCTTTCATCTCCTTCAACACAGCCTTCACCACAACACGGTACGCATTCACATCCGCAAGGTCGTCAAACTCACAACCGCCTGTCACCGAGTTCACATCGTCAACAGTGTACGCAGCGCACCAGTAATCCAAATCCGCAAGGTGGTTGCTCAAGATTGCAACCGCCTCCTGTCTCAGTTGATCACGCATCCTCTTCCTCCTCTTCGATTTCAGGTTCCCAACACTTATCCTCACCGTTGAGATAGGTGCCCTCGAAGTACATGCCCTCGTCCTGATAGTCCGCATCAACAGACAGACCCATGCCAACCAACTTGTCCCAAATAGGAATAGGCGGGGACCACGCAGTCCAACAGTTGAAACTAAACGAAGACTTGTCCTCACCATGCAACGTCAATGGCTGCGTAATCTGTACATCCGCAACATCCCACTTCGAACCCCAGTTCTTTACACGCCACGCATACCAAGCAGGTAACTCATAACCTCCCGCCTCTCTGGTCGGAGGCGCATCGTTCACCTCCTCTGGCATCGGAACAATTAAGTTGAAGAACTCTGGATGATCGCTCACCAATAAATACTCATACAGTTCTTGAACCTTGGCACTTGGACCATGGATGTGTACTTGCTGATAACAATGATTAGGCATCTTGCTTCTCCTTTCCTTCGATTAGTTTTTGTGCGCGTACAGTAGTCATGTGCGCAGTAGAGTTTACAAACTTCCAGAAAAAGTCTTCGACAGTTTGTGCTGCCTCTGATGTATCCCAGTCTTCGATAGTCAGTTGTATCTCAACCGCTCGATTGACTAGGTCATGCATCGTACTCGCAATATTAGTTAAGTCCCTTGCGGTACACTGGTCTGGGACATAGGGTATAACGATCTTAGTCATGTGTAGTTCCTTTCGTAATACTTGTTGAATGGTTGTAGAATAGTTGAGGCTGTCGATGGTGTCAACAAAAAAGATGATTACGCTGTATACGGTATTTTCCCAGAATTTTTGAAAAAAAAAAAAAAAAAAAATGCAAACGTGTAATCAGCGTAAACGGCGTAATCAAGACCTTATTTATATAGCTGTGTATGATTACACTTGATTACAAAAGGGGGGTAAATGATTACACTTTGATGCCCTTGTTCCGACAATATGTTTGCAGTATACTTACAACCACATGGAAAAACACTGTAAATAGCGTAATCAGGCGTAATCATTATGGCTTCCAAAAAACAAGAGATCGAAGAAGAGTTTGGTAGGCAGTTGACCAACCGCCAAATGACCTTTGCACAGAAGATTGTCGAGGGTATCTATTCGAATGCGGAGTGTGCCAGACTAGCGGGATATGCACATGAGAATGTTGCGGTGACTGCATCAAAACTTTTGAATGGCAGAGACTATCCGCATGTCGTGGAATACATCCAAGAGTTACGACAGGAAAGAGAGCGGCGGTATGGTGTGTCCACTATCGGTCAGCTTGAAAGATTGTATCAGCTATCTCGTGGTGCCGAGGAGGCAGGGCAGTTCTCCGCTGCAATCAACGCTGAAAAGATACGGTCAGCCCTCGGTGGTTTGACTATCGATAGACGCGAGACGATTAATACGATAGACCAACTATCAAGAGACGAGATAACGGCGCGACTTGCTGCACTACAAAAACAATATCCGCAAGCGTTCCAGATTGAGGGCACCTATAAGGATATAACAGATGAGCAGGGGACCAGAGGCGAACTTCTGGAATCAGATACGCCAGAACTTACCGAAGAAATGCTTCGCAACGAGGATTGAAAACAAGCACGGCGGCGGTGTGCCTGATGTCCATATAGTATGGGATGGGCTACCCTTCTGGATGGAATTGAAGACAACAAAATCTAACGCTGTGAACGTGTCGCCTCATCAAGTCGCTTGGAATATGGCGTATTTTGCCAGAGGCGGGGCGAATTTCTTCTTGGTAAAGGACCTCTCGAAGAAGGATATAGTTTTATTTGGGGGTGATCAGGGGCCTAGTTTGATACAGGGCGGTATGTCTGCGGCCCAAGGTGCGAGGTTCGAGGACCCTGCGTCTTTGTTCTGCGCCCTGCGGCCTCGTTTGGAGGCTATATACTCTGCGGCCCTGCGGCCCTGCGACTCTGCGGCCTCGTAGTTTTATCTTATCCGGTCATGTGCCAGGGGACAAGGCAAAAGAAAAGGGGGCCGTGGCCCCCGGTCCTAGTGTTCGACGATTGCGATTGATTTTGCTTTACTGGATCCCTTGCATAACTTGCATGCTGTGCATTGGACCCGACGCCCTGCCTCTTTCGACGCGGGACATAGTGCCTCGTTTTTGTGGTCGATCTGCCCAAGATCCGCGATGACTCGGAACGTACGGTTTCCAACTTCCCAATGTGCCAGGGCTTGCGCGTGGCTGTCAACAGATTGCATTGCAATGTCTGGACGCCAGGGTCTTTGATGTGTGTACGCTGTCCAGGTTTCGCACTCGGCTAGCAACTCGTCCCAAACTTCGGACGGTACTGCGGCGGGGTCGCCGTACGTCCCGACTCTAACGAAACGACCACGGCCCATGGTGCGCGGGTCGCCCTCTTTATATACGCCGCGCAAGAATGATTTAAAAACAATCAAGACGCCCTGCCCAAGGTTAACGTAACACTTGCGGCCCTTGGCAATCTTGCGGTTTGGATCCGTGGTAACTTCGCCGCGCATTGGGCAGTTGCCACAGATAGAAAAGTCTGCGCCAG